ATACGAAGTTATGGATAGTGATCCAGAAATTAACGCAGCACTTGATATTCTTGCTGAATTTTGTACACAGAAGCTAAAAGATGGTAAAAGTCCATTTACGGTTCGATGGAACAGTAAAGGTACTAATTCGGAAATTAGAATCTTAGGTGAATATCTGCAGCAGTGGAATAAATTACAACAGTTTGATACTAAAATATTTCGTATAGTACGTAATGTATTCAAATATGGTGACGCTTTCTTTATTAGAGATCCAGAAACACAGAAATGGAATTGGATTGATAACAGCAAAATTGTTAAAATTATTGCAAACGAGAGTGATGGAAAGAAACCAGAACAGTATATTATTAAAGATCTTGCTCCTAACTTTGAAAATTTAGTAGTTACACAGATTACACCTAACATTAATCCTAGACAAGCAGGCGGCGGAATGACATCTGGTGCAGGTTTTATGGGTTCGCCTGGTGCTCAACGTGGGTCATCTGGTCCTTATCCTAGCTCAAGTGGTGGTTCTAAATTTGGTTTAGCTGAAACAGAATATGCAATCAATGCAGAACATGTGGTTCATTTGTCACTATCTGAAGGTTTAGATAACAATTTCCCATTTGGTAACAGCTTATTAGAGAACATTTTCAAAGTTTATAAGCAAAAAGAGCTGTTAGAAGACGCTATTTTGATTTATCGTATACAAAGAGCTCCAGAAAGACGTGTATTTCATATTGACGTAGGTAATATGCCTAGTCATTTAGCTATGGCTTTTGTAGAAAGAGTTAAAAATGAGATACATCAACGTAGAATTCCTAGTCAAAGTGGCGGTGGACAGAACGTAATTGATAGTGCATACAACCCTTTAAGCATAAATGAAGACTATTTCTTTCCGCAAACTGCAGAAGGACGTGGTTCTAAAGTTGATACATTACCGGGTGGTACTAATTTAGGTGAAATTGATGACTTAAAATTCTTTACAAACAAGTTATTCCGTGGTTTACGAATTCCAAGTAGCTACTTACCAACAGGTGCTGATGATTCTCAAGCAAGTTTTAACGACGGACGCGTAGGTACAGCATACATTCAAGAGCTAAGATTTAACAAATACTGTGAAAGATTGCAAAGTTTAATTACAGAAGCATTTACGAACGAATTTAAAATGTATATGTACTCAAGAGGTATGAATATTGATGCAAACTTATTTGAATTAGCATTTAATCCGCCAATGAACTTTGCAAGTGCCCGTCAAGCAGGATTAGATTCGGAAAGAATTAATACATTTAACACCATACAAGCAGTTCCTTACATGAGTAAACGCTTTGCCCTTAAACGATTTTTAGGGTTAAACGAAGATGAAATGGCAGAAAACGAAAGATTATGGGGTGAAGAACAAGGTAAAGGGCAACCTACTCATACAGATGCAGCTGGTGAACTACGTAGTGCAGGCTTATCTGCTGCAGGTATGGAAGGCGATTTAGGCGCAGCAGGTAATTTAGCTGCACCGGCTGATATGGGCATGGGCATGGATCCATCAATGGGTGGCATGGGAGCTGGTATGCCCCCAGCTGGCGCACCTGCAGGCGGTATGCCGCCATCAATGTGATAAATAGATATATGATACTTAGAGAACTTTTTTATATTGACCCTAACACACGCCATGTTGCTAGTGATATGCGGTACAATCCTGATAATGATAAATCGGTAATGCAGCGTTCAGATACACGCAAAACACGTTTATCTCTTAGGCAAATTAATGAATTACGTAAGAGCAGTGAAGCTCATATTTTAGAACAAGAAGTTGAATTATCATTCGTTAACGCAATGTATTCAACTCCACCACCTGCAGTATAAATAATTCTAAAATATTAAAAAAACCACCGGTTTGACCCCATATTTACATTCTTTTTTATAAGTAGTGTAAATATAAGACAGCCTTGTATAAAAATTATCACAGGAGATTAACATGACTGACCGTACAAAATTTGAAGCCATGCTTGAGGCATTGATCAATGAAGATCACGAAGCAGCGAAAGATATTTTTCACAATATCGTAGTAGGTAAATCGCGTGAGATTTACGAAAAATTATTAGCAGAAGAATTTGAAGAAGATGATTCTGAAGATGACGCATTTAGTGCTGACGACGAAGAAGGCGAAGACGATGACATGTTTGGTGCTGACGACGAAGAAGGCGAAGACGATGACATGTTTGGTGCTGACGACGAAGAAGGCGAAGACGATGAATTTGGTGATGACGAATTTGGTGATGAAGAAGGCGACGAAGGTTTAGAAGATCGCGTTATGGATCTTGAAGATGCATTAGACGAATTAAAATCAGAATTTGAACAATTATTAGCTGGCGAAGAAGATGAACCAGAACATGATGACATGTTTGGTGCTGATGATGAATTAGGCGGCGATGAATTTGGCGGCGACATGATGGGCGGCGATGAATTTGGCGCTGGCGAAGAAGAAAATGAATTCCAAAGCATGTTTGAATACGTAAACAAAGTTGCATTACCTAAACACGGTGACAACGGCTTAAACAATAAAAGTATTTTTAATAAACCAAAATACAATGACATGGGTGGAACAGCACCTGTATTTGCAAAAGAAGCATCTGGTGAAGGTACAAAAGGCGGTTTGTTAAACCCAGCTACCCAAGACTTAACTAAAGGTATGCAAGTACATAATCGTAAAGATAGTAACGCTGGTAAAAAAGCATTCAAAAGCCAACAACCAGGTCACGGTGCAGAGAAAAAAGGTAACCGCGAATCAGCTCCAAACACAAAAAGTTTGATTCCAGGCAGAAAATAATTTATGTTACATCTCCGAGAAAACCTTAGCTTCAACGAAGCACAAATGATCGTTGAATCCGACGACAAGGAAGGAAAGAACTTGTATATGAGCGGTATTTGTATACAAGGTGGCATCCGCAACGCAAATCAACGTGTGTATCCTGTGAGCGAGATTAGCAAGGCTGTTAAAACCCTCAACGATCAAATTCAAAACGGTTATTCTGTGCTCGGAGAAGTAGATCATCCAGATGATCTAAAAATAAACTTAGACCGAGTTTCGCATATGATAACTAACATGTGGATGGAAGGCCCAAATGGTTACGGTAAACTTAAAATTTTACCAACACCAATGGGACAATTAATCAAAACAATGTTAGAAAGCGGAGTGAAACTTGGCGTTAGTTCACGCGGATCTGGTAACGTTAGCGATAGCGGATCCGGTGAAGTTTCAGATTTTGAGATTATCACAGTTGATATGGTAGCTCAACCAAGTGCTCCAGGAGCTTACCCTACGCCTATTTACGAACACCTAATGAATACACAAGGTGGCCTTAAATCCTTTCGCATAGCGGAAGAAGTTAGAGGAGATCCAAAAGCACAAAAATACCTCAAAGAGAGCTTATTGAATATAATAAGCAAACTCCAATAGTAAAGGAGAATCACATATGTTGGACGCACTAAAAACTTTATTTGAAAACAATGTGGTTTCGGCAGAGATCAAAGAGTCTATTGAACAAGCATGGGATCAACGTATTGTTGAAAACCGTGAATTAGTTTCTCAACAACTCCGCGAAGAATTCGCTCGTAAATACGAGCATGATAAGAGCACAATGGTTGAAGCAGTTGATCGTATGATTTCTGAGCAACTTCAAAGTGAACTTAGTGAATTCGTTGACGATCGTAAACAACTAGCAGAAATGAAAATTAAATTTGCTAGAAAAATGACCGAAAGCGCAAAAACCGTTAACACTTTTGTTACACGTCAGTTAGCACAAGAAGTTAAAGAATTACACGAAGATCAAATGACAATGGCTAATAAATTTGGTACATTAGAACACTTCGTAGTAGAAGCTCTTGCACAAGAAATTGCAGAGTTCTACAAAGATAAAAAAGACGTAGCCGAATCAAAAGTTCGTCTGATTCGTGAAGGTCGTCAAGAAATCAAACGAGTAAAACAACAGTTTGTACAACGTGCAGCTGCAATGGTTGAAAGTGTTGTAGGTACTACCTTAAACGCTGAAATTACTGCATTAAAAGAAGATATTGAATCAGCTCGTCGTACAGATTTTGGTCGCAAATTATTTGAAGCATTTGCTGTTGAATATCAAGCGAGTTACTTGAATGAAAAATCCGAAACTGCAAAATTGCTCAAAGTCATAGACATGAAAGATTTGGCCATCAATGAGGCTGCACATGCAGTTGTCAAAGCTGAAAAAATATTAGAAAGCAAACAAGCAGAAATCGTTGCGTTGAAAGAGTCGCAAGAAAGAAAAGCAATTATGAGCGAATTGTTGGCTCCTCTAAACGCTGAACAACGCTCTATTATGGGCGAATTGATGACGAGTGTGAAAACTTCAAAACTTAACGAAAGCTTTGAAAAATACTTACCGGCAGTAATTTCTGGTAAACAAGCACCACAAAAAAGACAAGCTCTTGTAGAAGCTAAAGAAATAACAGGAAACAAAGCTGTTTCCACAACCACCCGTAGCAGCGAAGATGAATCAAACATTATTGATATCCGCCGCCTCGCTGGTCTATAAAAATTTAGGAGAATTTAAATGTCAGAACTACTTAATGGCCGTTGGGCAGAAACAAAGCAAGCACTTTTAGAAGGCTTGACAGGTACAAAAAAATCAGTAATGGGCGTAACACTTGAAAATACACGTAGGTATTTGATAGAATCTCCTACTGCTGGTGCTACATCAGCTGGAAACATCTCAACTTTAAACCGTGTGATTTTACCAGTAATTCGTCGTGTTATGCCAACTGTTATTGCTAACGAATTGGTAGGTGTACAACCGATGACTGGCCCAGTTGGTCAAATCCATACATTGCGTGTTCGTTATGCAGATTCTAGCACAGGTGCTGGTGTATTAGCAGGCGAAGAAGCATTAAGCCCATTCAAAATTGCAGAAAGCTATTCAGGTAATGAATCAGCTACAGCGAAAGCTGCATCAACTGCAACTTTAGAAGGACAAGCAGGCAAAAAAATGAGCATTCAAATCTTGAAACAAACAGTTGAAGCAAAAACTCGTAAGTTATCAGCTCGCTGGACATTTGAAGCTGCTCAAGACGCTCAAGCACAACAAGGTATTGACGTTGAAGCAGAAATTATGGCTGCATTAGCTCAAGAAATTACTGCTGAGATTGATCAAGAAATTATCGCTTCATTGTTAACATTGGCTGGTTCAGATGTTGAAAGATAT